AATCCTGCCATTTCAAAAATATTAATTGTTTCATCACCCCAACTTACAGAACTAGTGTCACTTACTTGTTGTGGTATTGGCAATTCTACGAAGTATTTTGTTATAAGATTATGACCTCTTTTTTCAATTATCTCTGTTTTATCTTCATTTTGATATTCTACTTTAAGACCTTGTGCTACGTCTGCTGTATTTGGTCTAAATTTTTGTTCAATTAACCATTTATTTCTAAACTCTGGATTAGCCCACTGTTCTTGGTTTACTCCTGATGCTTTAGCTGCCTCCCAATATTCTCCTTGTTGTTTTTTGGTATAACTTTGACTTGCAAGTAACGCATCCATGTTACCTGATATAGAAGCACCTATTCCATCTCCTTCACCAGGAACAACATATTCAATAGCTTTTATCATAAAACTATCTTCATATTCTCGTATATCTCTAGCAGAAGGATATACGAAGACATTGCTTGTTTTTCTTTTTGGTGAAGATTTGAGATTTGTACCTTTTTCTGAGATTACAACGTCACTTACTCCGATAGGATTTCCATCCTTATCATACCTTACTTTTCTATTTTGGGAGATAATTGACATTAATATCTATTACTTATTGAGTTATTTAGTAATGATCTTTTGATATGGTATTGTTCTTGCTGCTCTTAGCTCTATTGGTTTGATATTATACAAACCACTCATAACTTCGTCCCATGTATATGATTTAGTTTCACTCCAATGATAGTTCAATCCACGAAACCCCCATTCAAATACTCCAAGTACAGCAACCAATGGGTGTTGGTCATACTGAATATTTGGTGTTTTGGCATAGTATATGAATGTATAGTATTTACCTGCTTGAACTCCCCTTGGATTTTCTGCTTCTAAAGCATCTGTAACTTTAACCATAAGATCATCAGGATCTTCATTTCCAATTAAATCCTTTAGAACTGGTGCTAATCTAATTCCTTCTTTAGCATCAATTTTTGCTTTTACTTCTTCATAAGAAGCACCACGGGTTCTTCTTTTAGCTCTTCTTCTTGCCATAACTTATACCAAGCTCTTTCTCTGTGATGACTTTAAATTGCCATTGTCTATCAGCACACCATTCTCTTGCCCTTTTCCATTTTGTTTGGTTTGTGGCATATGTATAACATTCACGTATATAACCAGGAGTTTGTCTTTTTGGTTTTTTGGGTGGATGGCATTGTTTTAGTGGTTTAACTTCAACAAGATATTTTTGTATTGTTCCAGTCGATTCTCTTAATTTCATATAAAAATCTGGAAAGTATCTTCGACGTTTTCCCTCAAATGTATAGGGAATAATAATTTCTTCACTGTTCCATTCTAATACATTTGCATTATTATCACAGTAAACCATGAATTTTCTTTCCCATAATGATCGAAATATTATATTAGTAGGATCACCTTTATACTTTTGAGGAAAAGTTGGATAATATTTTCCTTTGTAAGCCATCTAAATAGAAATGATATAATAAGACTATTTAGAGTGCCAGCACCAATCCCAAAGAAAATATCTCAGATATTACCAAAGTTTCAGAATGTTGCTCAAACTTCTCATTACTTAGTTAAGTTTGGAATGCCTCCTCATTATAATGGAGATGGGTATTCTTTAGCAGACCATCTCAGAGGCAAAGGACTAGATTTTAGATTTGCTGGTGAAGATATTGGATTGCTTTGTAGTTCTGCTTCTTTACCAGGTAGTGCCTTTGCTACTTCTGAGGTTGTGGGTAATTATCAAGGTGTTGTAGAAAGATTCGCTCATACTAGAAATTTTACTCAGATATCTTTAGAATTTTATGTTGATAATTTATATAAGTCATTAAAGTTTTTAGAACATTGGATGGAATATATTTCTGGTGCTAATCCATCTGATCCAAAACATCCAACATCTTATCATTTTAAGATGAGGTATCCAGAACTCTATAAATCAAATGAAACTAAAATAGTTAAATTTGAAAAGAATTATAGACAATTTTTAGAATATAAATTTATTGGTTTATTTCCACTATCATTAAATTCTACAAGAGTTTCCTATCAAAATTCTCAAGTTTTAAAGGCAACTTGTACTTTTAGTTATGATCGTTATATTTGTGGAGAAGCCACTACTGCTGCTGAGTTTAGAGGCACAGATCTTAATAATAATGGCAATAACATTTATAATAATCGACCATATTCTTTACCTGCTGTTTTAGGTGCTCAATCTAGAGGAAATCCAATTACTATTTTAAATACTGCTGCTGGACTTCCACAAATTAATAAGTCCCAAAATCAAGTTTCTTCATTAAATACTGGATTTTCTGGTAGTATTGTAAATGCTAGACCAGATCAAGTTGTTGGATCACGTACTATACCTGTTACATAACTTGAAAATAGTGCTATAAATAAAATTACTGAATTGAGCATATTATGCCTTTACCAAAGATTTCGACACCGACATATGAGTTGGTAATACCTTCGTCAAAAAAGAAAGTTAAGTTTAGACCATTTTTAGTTAGAGAAGAAAAAATTCTTATTGTCGCAATGGAATCAAATGATCCAAAACAAATTGCGATTGCTGTTAAGGATGTTCTAAAATCATGTATTCTTAGTAGAGGTATTAAAGTTGAAAACTTGGCAACTTTTGATATTGAGTATTTGTTTTTAAATGTGAGAGGGAAGTCTGTTGGTGAGGAGGTTGAAGTTACTATTACTTGTCCAGATGACAATGAAACTCAAGTTCCTTCAACTATTAATTTGGATGAAATAAAAGTTCAGATTAGTGAAGATCATAGTCCTGATATAAAATTGGATGATCAGTATACTTTAAGAATGAAGTATCCATCTATGGATGAGTTTATTAAAACCAATTTTCAAACTGGTGAAATAAGTGTTGATGATACTTTTCAGTTAATTGCTTCTTGTATAGAACAAGTTTATTCTGAAGAGGAATCTTGGGCAGGTACTGATTGTACAAAAAAAGAGTTATCTGAATTTATTGGATCTTTAAATACAAAACAATTTAAAGATGTTGAGAATTTTTTTGAAACTATGCCTAAATTGTCACATACAGTAAAGGTAACTAATCCAAATACAAAAGTTGAAAGTGAGATCGTATTGGAGGGATTGCAAAGTTTTTTCGCATAAGTATGGCTCATGAAGATCTTGAGTCATACTATAAGATTAACTTTGCTTTGATGCAACATCATAAATATAGCTTAACAGAGATAGAAAATATGATGCCTTGGGAAAGAGAAATATATCTTGCTCTTCTCCAACAATATATTGAAGAAGAAAATCTAAAAGCACAGCAACAATCGAATGGCTGAACAACTAAAATCACCAATATCAGGGGGAATACGTGCAGTAAGAAATAAAGTCCCTGCTAGTATGTTTGCTGCTCCTGGAGTTACACCACAACAAGTTGCTCAACCACAGGATACTGTTACTCCAGTTTTAGTACAAAATAATACTTTATTATTGGGTAATGTTGTTAGACAACTTAATGTTGTTACACAACAAATGCGTAATTTAAGAGAAGGTATAGATGTTGTAAGAAGCAATATGGAGCTTCAGCTTTCTTTAGATAGACAAAGAGAAGCAGCAGAAGCAAAAAGACAATTTGAGGCATCAGAAGAAAATTATAGATCAGAAGGTGAGAAGAGAATAGAGCAAAAAACTCAAGCAGCTTTAATAACACCGTTTGCTAGAATAGCATCAAAAGCTCAACTTACTTTGGGTTCTTTGGGTAAATTTTTCACTACTTTATTTTTTGGGTGGTTGGCAAATAAAGGCATACAAGCTATGCAAGCTATGTCTGATGGTAATAGGAAAAAATTAAAACAAATTGGTTTAACTGTTGCTGGATCATTACTTACTATTGGTGCGTTATTTTTAACTAGTAAGTTTGGTATAGCTAGAATTATTGGATCTTTAGGTAAAATACTTTTTACCACTAAGGGATTTGCTCTTGGTAAAGTATTCAGTGCACCTTTTATATGGTTTGGTAATATCTTTAGAGGTGTTCTTGGATTCCTTGTTTCAAAATTTCCTTGGGTTTTATTAGGTGCTTCGCTTCCTCAAGGTGGTTGGACTGCTGATCAGGGTTATAATGAGGGTGGACTAGTAGAAGGAAGTTCTGATGAAACCGAAGGATCAAGTCTTCTGAAAGAATTTAGTGAAAAATATCCAAATAGTAAACTAGGACAATCTGATGAAAAGGTTGTTGGTATTACAACAGCACCACCATCAAATTTAGATAAGGTAAATGATTTGGGTGTTTTAACACCTGGTGGGATAGGTAAAGAACCAGGGTGGATGAAGAAATTCATGAGCTTTGATTGGATGTTAGGTGCTGAAGTTCCTTTAGATGAAAATCGTCAACCAATAATACCAGATAATCAAAAAGACGAATCTACAGTAAATGATGATATAATAGTTACTGATCTAGATAGTTTTCGTAAGAAATATCCAAATTCCCAACTTCCTGAAAATTTTTCTGGAGGTGATTGGGGATTTGGTATGAATAAAACAGGTACATTTGATGCTTCTTCAATTGAACCACTTAAAAAAGATCAAAGTAGTATAAGTGAAGTAATAAGTAAAGAAGTAGAAACTGGACCAACAATAATTCCAATTCCTATTAGTGGTAGTAGTAAAAATCCTCTTGATAATTCAGGTAAAATTACTGGAGAATCTGGAACGATTCCAAGTATACCAGCATTGAATGATAGTAATAATTATGTCTATACGGCATATAGAGAATTTAATATAAGTCCTGTTAGATAATTATGGCTATTGCTCAAAGAAAACTTAGAAGGTCTTTATTAAATTCTTCTATTAATATTAGAAAGATTGGTGAAAGTATGACTGCTTTCGGCAAATCAATCGTTAGAACAAGTAAAACTACCTCTGAAATCATTGATGTAACTCAGGATAAAGCTAAGTTTACAAATAGACTTATTAGAAATGATGATAGATATTTTAGAAAAAGAGTTGAGGCAAGAAGAAGGAGAAATAATGAAGATATTATAGAAGCTTCTACTATTAGTGGAGTTGTTAAGCGTACTGGTAAAATACGTACTAGGAGTACTAAAGGGTTCTTAGGTAGAATAATGGATTTCTTTGGTATTCTTTTTCTTGGTTGGGGTCTTAAATATCTACCATCAATCATAAAAGGTGCTAATTCGTTGATGAAAGGTATGGGTAAGTTAGTTTTAATTTTAAAAGATTATCTATCTGGAACTTTTGATATACTTAGTGGATTTGGTGGAGCTCTAACATCTATTGGAAAGTCTGTATTGAATATGGACTTCACTAATTTATCTAAAGACTTGGGTGATAATTTAAGTAAGGTTGTTGATGGTTTTGGTGATTTATATAATGCTATGGTTGAATCTTTTCAGGCTGTTGCAAATCCTATGTGGTGGGGTCTTAATATAATTAAAAGGAGTTTTTGGCAGTTTGGTAGACCTGATGCTAGTGATATGGATGATGGTTCCAATACTGGTTTTAATAAAGGTGGATTAGTTAAACACAGTACACCTCCTGTTGTTAAAAATAAACCTAAATTATCTCCTATAGAACCATTAAAGTTTAATACTGGTGGATCAGTTAAGACTAAGGGAACTGTTGGTTATGATACTGTTCCTGCTTGGTTAACATCTGGTGAATATGTTATAACACAATCTGTTGTTAATGACTTAGGTACAGGATTTTTTGATGCAATAAATTCAATGTCATATCATCCTTCAATTAAGGATATTGATATTACTGAAGATCAATCTAGTAAGTATAGGGACTTTGAGAAAAGAATGTCTAGAAAATGGGCATTTGAGTATGATAGATTTGTTGATAGTGTTACTAACTTTATATCTAATATGGAGCAACCAACTTTTAATCCTGAAGATATAATTTCTAAGATCAATGCTGAATTGGATTCAAATTCTGATGAATTTGAAAACATAGGACTCAAAATTAATAATATGATAAAGGTGATTAATAAAGATCTATCTAGTATTGAATTTGAACCAGTTAGTAAAACTAAACAGATTTTTATTCCTATATCAGATGGTCAAGATAGTGAACTACCACTTCCAGGTGTTACTGGACAACATATTGGTGATGTTATAACTAAAGGTATTAATATTATGAAAATACTTCAAGATTTAAAGTACGCTTAAAATGGCAGCAAAAGATCCCTCTATTTACGAATATATTATAATTGAGTCATCTGACGGTAAACGTAAAGTTAATATAGAACCTGCTGTTGTTGGTTTTCAATACTATGAAGATATATTTTCTCCAACAATTACAGCAAAGATGTTGGTTGTTAATACAGGTCAGAGTATAAAAGATCCTGATGGTAATAAGTTACAATCACTTTATAATGGTTTACCTATAAGGGGTGGTGAAAGGGTTGTTATGAAAATTTCTGGTAATACAAAAGATAATCCAGGATTAGCTTTTTCTAAAGATAATCCTAGTAAACATCTTTATGTTTCTAGTGTTACTAATGTAAGCAGAACATCTACACTCGAATCCTTTGTTTTAAATTTAGTTTCAAGAGAAGCT